CCCTCAAGCTATCCCACATCTTCGACGGTTCACCGGAGGCCGTAGCGGCGGTTCTGGCGACTCTCACGGCTATTGGCAGGGTCAAGACATCGCTGCCTGAATGCGGACGCCATCGCGACCGACGTGAAGAGAGGCGGATCTACTGGATTCCGTCGCTTGAGCGCACCGATGTCGCACAGCGGCGCACCGGGCCGGCTGAGGTGGCTGGCGTCCTCACCGGGTATGACCTGACCGCCTTCCAACGCCTCGCAATGGCTTCTAGACGCTGAGATTGCCGCCACCTAGCATCTTCGCCATTCACCACAGGGGTTTTCCATGCTGAGCCGCGACGACATCGAGACGCTCATGCGCGAGGGCGCACAGGCATTCGAGCGCGGCATGGGCGAAAACGTCTGTCCTTACCCGATGCTCAGCCCCGCGATGTGCACGTGGATGCGCGGCTATCAAAACGCGGCCTTTGGCGCCGCCCACCAGGAGAAGCACCATGACTGATCCCGTCGCAGAAGCAGCAGCGCAGATCGCAGCACAGGCCGCCGAGCCGACCATGCTCGAAAGGGCCATGGAGACCATCCATGACCTAGAAGCGAAGGTCGAGCACCTGATCCATCCGGATACGCCGGGAAACGTCCCAGGCAGTGCGTCGACTGCGGAAACCAATTCGACGCCCGATACGGTCACGACCAATGCGCCCCCTGTTGGCACGCTTGCGACGAGCGAGACGAGCCTGGCGACGATCTCCGGTACTGGTGAACAGGGAAACGCGCCTGCGGTTGCGGAGGCATCTGTGACGGAAGCTGCTACCGCTGAAGTCCCAAACGTTGCTGCCACCACACCGCCCGCTGGCGCTGCTATCGATGCGGCTGGTGATGTCCCAAACGTTGCCTCGGCTGTGGCCGCGCCTACAGCCGAGCCGGTCTCTGCATCGAGTGCCGGTGGCGCAAGTACCACGTTGCCCACCGTCGCAAGTTCCGCTGAGCCGCAGATGGTCGCCATGGACCTGGCATCCGATGCGCCATTGCACATGAAGATCGCGCAGCACCTGGAGTCGATCTACACGCTTGCGCGCGATCACGTCACGGCTGCACCAGCCGCCGCTGTCGCTGATACCAGCGCGCTCAAGACGCACGTCGGCGATATCCTGCACCGCATCAGCAACGGCATGGCCGTGACCGAAGGCGAGCTGGTGACGAAGCTCGAAGCGCTGTATCGGATGCTCTGATGGTCGCATCCACTTTCACGCAAGCGCTCTTTGACAAGATCTGCGACATGATCGCGGACGGGAAGAGCGTGCGTGAAATCTGCGAGATGAAGGGCATGCCGAGCCGGCGCACGTTTCATGGCTGGTGCCGGCGCACGCCCGAACTCATGGCGCAGTACGACGCCGCCTATCTCGTCGGCGAGCAATCGATTCTCGACGATATCCAGTACATCGCCGACACCGAGACGGACGCACCCAAGGCCCGCAACAGGATCGACGCGCGCAAGTGGACGCTGAAGGTGCGCAATCGCAAGGTCTATGGCGATCACGTAACCGAGGAAGTCACCGGCCCGAATGGCGGCCCGCTTCAGGTCGTGCGCCTTCGCATGGCACCGGTTGAGGAACTGCCGGAAAGCACCGATATCCGGCGAGACGGCGAATGAACGACGACCGCGACCACTTCGACGAGCGTCTCGGGGGCAGCCGTGGCCGCCGCCGGTGAGATCGAGATCCCGCACAACTGGACGCCGCGCATCTATCAAGGCCGTCTGTGGAACTACCTCATCAACGGTGGCACGCGCGCGATCGACATCGCACATCGTCGCTGGGGAAAGGATGAGGTTGCGCTGCACTGGACGTGCCTTGCTGCCCACGATCGCATCGCCAGCTACTGGCATATGCTCCCGCAGGCATCGCAGGCGCGTAAGGCCATCTGGGACGCCATCAATCCGCACACTGGAAAGCGACGCATTGACGAAGCCTTTCCGCATGAGCTGCGCAAGCGCACGCGCGAGAACGACATGTTCATCGAGTTCCGCACCGGCTCGACGTGGCAAGTGCTCGGCAGCGACAATTTCAACTCGCTTGTTGGCTCGCCGCCTGCCGGGCTCGTGCTCTCCGAGTGGGCGCTCTGCAATCCGGCTGCATGGGCCTATCTGAAGCCGATCCTTGACGAGAATGGCGGATGGGCCATCTTCATCACCACGCCGCGCGGCAAGAATCACGCGCACGCCATGTTTCAGATGGCGATGAAAAATCCGAAATGGTTCGCCGAGGTCTCGAATGTGCTGAAGACTGGCCGCTTCTCACGCGATGAGCTTGAAGAACAGCGCGCCGAGTACATCAGCATGTTTGGCGAGGACCAGGGTAACGCGATGTTCGAGCAGGAGCTGCTATGCAGCTTCGAAGCCGCGATTCTTGGTGCCTACTATGGCGCTGAACTGGCCGCAGCCGAGCGCGAAGGGCGCATTACGCATGTCCCGCACGATCCCGCGCTTCCCGTCTACACCGCGTGGGACTTGGGCCGTACCGACGACACGAGCATCTGGTTCTTTCAGACGCATTGGGGCGAGATCCGCGTGATCGACCACTACAAGGCCAACGGCAAAGACCCGAAGCATTACGCCGAGGTTATCCACGGTCGCAAGATCGACGTGTCGGAGTATGGCGAGAACGGCAAGCCGGTGAAATGGAAGCTCGGCGAGCCGATTCCCGAACATGCTCACCATATCGCCTATCACTACGGCAAGCACTGGTTGCCGCATGATGCGAAGCCGAAGAGTTTCGCGTCGCCGCGCTCCGCCATCGAGCAATTGAACGATTTCAACGTGAAGGCGTACATCGTGCCGAGCCTGTCAGTGCAGGATGGCATTCAGGCCGCGCGCGCCACGCTGAAACACGTCTATTTCGATGCGGAGCGCTGCGAGTTCGGTATCGAGTCGCTGAAGAACTACCGGCGCGAATGGGATGAGGACGCGAAGATGTTCGGCGACAAGCCGGAACACGACTGGACCTCGCACGCGGCCGACGCCTTCCGCTATATGTCGCTCATCTGGCGCAATCCTGAGTCGGAGAAGCCGATTGAGAAGCCACGATTCCTGCATGACCTGACGGCCAACGAAGTGTTCTGGCCGAAGCATGAGCAGGGCAGCGGCCAACGGGAGCGCATCTGATGTACAGCACTCTCGATCTACAGAAGCTTGTTCAGATGCTGTCGTTTCTCGGCATCTCGCCGGGATCTGCCGCGCCTCCGCATTCGGTCGTGCTCGGGGGCGGAACCAATGCGGCACCGGGCGTCGCCGGCACGCTGCTCGCATCCAATGGCGTTGCTGTCGATCCGTCTTTCAAGACGCTGGCCGCACTCGGTATTCAGGTGGCGCTCGGCTACACGCCTGCACACGCTGGCGCAAACAGTGACATCACATCGTTGCTCGGGCTCTCCACGCCTCTATCGATCGGTCAGGGTGGCACAGGTGCCAACACGTCAGCGGCGGCCCGTGCAGCGCTTGGAGCAGCAGCCAGCGGCACGAATACCGACATCACGAGCCTGGCATCTCCCGCATTGGGCGCAGCAACAGCGACGACCGCGGCGCGCGGCATGAACTCAAATGAGGTCGCGACGACCGCCTTTGTACTGAGACAGGCGCCATTCATCAACATTCTGGATTACGGCGGCGATCCTACCGGGGTGTCCGACAATTCGGCGGCATTCGGCGCTGCGTTGGCGGCTTGCACTGCCAATCGCGTATGCATCTATTTCCCACCCGGAAAGTATCTGTTCTCGGTGGCGATCGGCTATACATTCTCCAGTAGCGCGGCAACCTTTTCAATTTTGGGCGCTGGCGCCAATGTGACGGAGATCACGTTCCCGAATATTTCGTCTGGAATCACGATCAATTATGACGGCCCGTTCAACTCGGTTCATATCCGGGACCTGTCAATCACCACGGGGCAGGTTGCGGCCGGCACGATCGCGATCAGCCTTATTCAGTTGGTCACGCCCATTTCTAATCCCGCGCTTACCGCTCTCTCCGATATCACGAATGTGACGATTCGCGGCGCAGATGGATATGCCATCACGGATTACTGGTCATTCGGGATCGCCGCCAACAGTGTCTCCAATATCAACTTCACAAACGTAATGATCGTTGGCAGCGGCGCGCAGCTCGGTCAGGGCGTGTTCCTCGAAGCGACTGGCGCCAATGCACCCCCCGTCGTCTTCAACTTCTCAGGATGCTGGATTGGGTATGTCCAGTTCGGTGTCAACGTCGCCGACTTTGTGCAGGGCGTGACGATCAATCAATGCAATTTCTTTGCATGCCAGAACGGGTTCATCGTTGGCGGTGGGGTGACTGGTCTCGATCAGTTGACGATCGCAAATAGCCAGTTCGCCTGTGATGTGAACATCAGCATGGCGAGCGAGTTCCAGAACTGCATGATCACCGGCAATCTGTTCATCATTATCACGAACGGCTTCGGCATCTTCTACAGCGCCGCAGTGCTGTTCACGATCGTCGGCAACACGTTTCAGAACGGCAACAGCGGAACGGGTGAAACGGGGATCTACATCAACAATACATCAGGCGTGGCCGGCGTCATCACCGGCAATGTGTTCCGCGCACTCGCCGATGCAATCAAGCTTGATACGGCTGCATCTGGCGTGAATGTGCAATCGAATTTCTATGCAGGCATGACGAGTCACAACGTCAACAATCTCGGCACCGGGAACACTCTCGGCGGCGTGACTGGCGCAACCGATTAAGGATCATTGATGAAACGGCTACTCACTGGCGCGCTCGCGCTCATCCTGTCTCTCGCAGCGCAGGCAACTACGCTCAATCCGATTCAGCTTCTCAATCCGGCCGGTTCGACTAGCGGGCAGGCGATTGTGTCGACCGGCGCGAGCACCGCGCCCGCATGGGCGAATGTCTCCGCCGCTGCATTGACGGGCCTTGTACCGATCGCAAACGGCGGCACGAATGCGGCGACCGCATCAGCAGCGCTCACCAATCTGGGCGCTGCTCCGCTGGCCTCGCCGACATTTACGGGGACCGTCACGATTCCGACCGCGACCATCTCAGGCGGCACGATGGGTGCGGTGACGATCAACAACAGTTCAATCGGCACCACGACGCCGGCAGTCGGAAAGTTCTCGACGCTCCAGGCGACGAGCACGATTACACCATCGAGCACAGCGGGCATCGTCGGCACTACGACGAATGACAATGCACAAGCGGGAAGCGTCGGCGAATTCCCGACTCCAACCAATTTGACCGGTGTATCCCTAACAAGTGGGACGACCGCGAATACTTCTAGTGTGTCGCTTACGGCAGGCGATTGGGACGTGCAATGCACGAATGCATTTAGCCCAGCGGGTGGTACGACTGATCAAAGTCAGATTACTGGAGTAAGCACGACTTCAGCCACGCTAGGCGCGGGTGGCAGTTTTCAGAGCATGGCATTTACAGCCGCGGTGGGGGTTGGATCTGCCATTGCTTCGCCTGCCGTCAGGATATCAATCGCTTCGACGACGACTGTTTTTTGCGTGGCGAATTCAACTTTTTCTGGCAGCACTCAAACGGTAGCAGGATTTCTACACCCCCGCCGCGTTCGCTAAGGAGAGCATCATGCTACGAGCAGTATCGAACGTCGTCACGCCGCCATTCCCTCTTGCTGCAAATGCGCGTGGGCTGATTAACGGACTCTATGCGACGTATCCGGTCGGCTGTACGGTGGTCGCGACGCGCACGACGGGCTCTTTCAACTGGACCGGTTCAACGGCGTCCACGCCTTTTGACGTGATCACCATTCCGGCCAATACGATCGGACCATCGGGGCATCTCGAAGTCGAGATCAAATGGTCATTCACTTCGAGCGCAAATGCCAAGACGTTGGGCGTTGTGATGGGGCATACCAACTTCGCATGGACCGATGTCCAGACGACGAACCACAGTTCGACGATGAAGTTTTCGATCCAGAATCAGGGGACGACGCAATCGCAACTCGGGGCATCGGGTACCAACAACGGCGGCAGCACACTCGATTTCGATTTTCTCGCCTTCGATTTCTCACAGGAGCAGCGGCTTACGCTGTGGGGCACGCTCGCCAACGCGGCCGATGTGATGAAGATTCAAAGCTTCACGGTCAAGGCATATAACCCGCCCTGCTACAGCACCGCGCGTCTCAAGTACGGCACGCCGCTTTTCTATGGAGCAAATGCCCACTTCGACGACAGTCAATCCATCGCCTTCCACATCGCCGGCATGAAGACGATGGGCATGAAGTTGATGCGCATGACCTACGAATGGACCGCGCTGTCGACGCTCGTTGCCTATGCTCAGGCGCTTCAGACGGACGGCACCGGTATCCAGATGCTCTGTTGTCTCGATGTGGGTATCAACAGCTATCCGGACGAAGCGAGCGCCTATTCGGCGACATTCGCGGCGGTGCTGCCGATCGTGCAGGCGCTCGCCGCAGTGGGCGTGACCCTGTTCGAATGCGGCAACGAGATGGACACGAAGGCCGGGCTCAACACTGGCGACGCGCAGGGCGGTTTGCCGTCCGACTACAGCAACACCTTGGTGCCGATCTATCGCGGCGTGCAGCGCGGCGCGATTGACGCCGTGCATGCTGTGGCCGGATGCCTTGCCTGCTCGAATGCCTACACGGTCTGCTCGATCGCCCTGGCCGACATGATGTGGTACGGCACGCAGCCGGATGGCACGAGCGGGCATCCGCTGGTGCGCTGGGATATCACGAGCTGGCACAACTACGAAGATTACGGCCCGCTGACCGCCGTCGAAATGGGCAACGCGCGCCCATGGGTGAACATCTACGAGTACTGCAATCGCCGGTTCGGTGGCGTGCCGATCATGATCACCGAATGGAACGGCAAGCAGACCGATACCGATCCGCAGCGCGCCGCATGGGCCTCACGTCATATGACTGAGGCTTATAACAACCGCTACCGGTGGAATATCGCCTCGATCATCGTGTACGAACTCTACGGCTCGCCTTGGCAGGTTCTGGACGGGGTCGCGAACACGCCAATCAGCACCTTCGGCACCACGGTTCAATCCTTCATCTCCAGCAATCCCGACACCGGACTATAAGCCATGAATACACAGCCTTTTGCGATTGGACAGACCACGAAGATCGCGGTGACGAGCACGAGCCAGAACGTTGTAATCGACTCGGCGACCAAATTTCCGAATCAGACCGCGCGGGTCGTCGTCACGACCGGGAACGTCTATCTCAGATTCACCAGCAACGCCACCGATACCGCATCTGTCACCACGGATATGCCGGTTCTTTCTGGCACCGTTGAGACGTTCTCCAAGGGCGACAATTGCAATATCGCAATCGTTGCTGATACGACGGCGACCGTGTGGGTGACGGTCGGGGAAGGTATGTGATGAGCGAAGCTCGCGCGCAGGGCGACACTGCTCTCTCCACCGATAACACCGTCGTCCGGTGGATCAAGGAGATCGAGCTGTACGAATCCAAGGCTGATGCATGGGAGACCAAATCGAAGAAGATCCTGCGCCGGTATAAGGACGAGCGGAACGCGCGCGAGGGCAAGGAGAGCCGGTATAACGTGCTCTGGTCGAATATCCAGACGCTGCTCCCGGCGCTCTATTCGAAGAATCCGAAGCCGGACTTTCAGCGACGCTTTCTCGATGCCGATCCGGTCGGCCGCGTGACGTGTCAGGTGCTTGAGCGCGCCACGAGCTTTACGCTCGACAAGGAAGACTTCTTTCTCACCGCGCGTCAGTGCGTGACCGATCGGCTGTTACCGGGTCGCGGCACGGTCTGGATTCGCTATGTGCCGCACTTCGCCGAGGGCGGGGACGGCATGCTTGGCAACGAAGGCGCGGAGATTGATGACGACGCCGACGCCAACGAAGCCCCGGACGTTCCGCAGACAGCATCGAGCGGCGAGCCGATCGTCGACGTTGAATACGAAGAGATCGACATCGATTACGTGCACTGGTCGGACTTCGGCCATACGATCGCCCGCACATGGCAGGAAGTGCGCGCCGTGTGGCGCATCTGCTACCTGACGCGCGAGGAACTGGTGAAGCGCTTCGGGGCCGACAAGGGCAAGCGCGTGCCGCTCGACTACAAGCCGGAAGACCTGAAGGGGCAGGAGGTCACGGAATACCAGCAGAAAGCGCGTATCTACGAGATCTGGGACAAGACGACGAAGAAGGTCTATTGGCTCTCGAAGGGCATGATGTTCGAATGCCTCGACGAGCGGGACGACATGCTCGGGCTCGAAGACTTCTTCCCATGCCCGCGCCCGATGCTGCCGAACCATGCCAACGATACGGTCATCCCGGTGCCTGACTACGCGATGTATCAGGATCAGGCGAACTCGCTTGACGATCTGACCTCGCGTTGCAAGCTGCTGTCGGATGCGCTGCGCGTGGCCGGAGTCTACGATTCGAGCGTGCCGGGGCTCGCGCAGATCCTTGCGGGTGGCTATGACAACCGGCTCGTGCCGGTCGACTCATGGGCGGCATTCGCGGAGAAGGGCGGCGTACAGGGGGCGATTGCGTTCATCCCTATGCAGGAGATCGCCGAGACGCTCCAATCGCTCTACGAGACGCGCGAGAAGGTCAAGCAGGACCTGTACGAGATCACCGGCATGGCCGACATCATTCGCGGCTCGACCGATCCTGACGAGACCTACGGCGCGCAGAAGATCAAATCCAATTGGGCATCGATCCGCCTGGTGGATATGCAAGCCGAGGTGCAGCGTTTCGCGCGTGATGTCGTCGTGCTGGTG